ACTTCAAACGGTTCGTTATTCCTTATTCTTCCCCTAAAAAAATTGACAATAGTGTGTGGGTTTTCTCCAAATGTAATATTCCCTATTCTAACGATGCAATATTTAGGAAACTCCGCCCTTACTAAGTCCTCCATTTCTCTTTTATGTCTGGAATACCTTGTATCGTTATAAAAGATAGAAAGCGAACCAAAGTACACAAGACGAAGTTCTCTATCTTGTTGTAAAAGGAGATCTCTTTCTCTTTTGTACTCAGACTCACGTTCCTCAGAACTGTTACTAACTCCACTTGCGAAAAATAATACTCCCTCTCTAGGTTTTAACATGCTTGCTATATCTCCATGACCAATGATTCCTTCTTTCATATTAATTTCATTTTATCTTTTACCTCCCTATATGCCTCATTAAACTGATCGGCTGTTTCAACTCCTCTTTGAGTAAACATCCACTCCTCTATGAGATTGGGAGGGATTGTAACAATGTCGGCTCCATTAACAAAAGCCTCTTCAATCTGATCTGTAGTCCTAACGCTTCCAACAATAACTTTAGTAGCAAGACTGTGAGTCTCAAGATACTTTAATGTAACTGCCAATGTCCTAGCAGCAGCACCAGGGCCTTTAGCCTCATCACACCTACCCCAAAACAAACTAATGTAATTGTCTCCAGGAGCACCACGCATTGCCTCTGATGCACCTATGAGCTGTCCTGCGCTCAATCCAAGTGTTGCATTAATATTTACTCCCTCTTGACTTAACCTATACATAACCTCGAAGGCTTTCTGTGAATCTCTTGGATCCATCGGTACCTTAATAACAGCATTACCGGGGAATCTATCACGATACCTTAGTGCTAGATCAACCATCTCTTCTCTTGACATATTCGAATCGGGTATCTCAATTGATATAGGAAAGTTCTTACCCGATATATCTATCATCTTTTCAATATGTTCAGGAACATTGAGTATTCCCTCTTTTTGTAAAATAACGGGGTTGGTGGTAGCCCCACCCAATATGCCAGCATTAAACCACCTCTCAAAATCCTTGAGGTTAGCAGAATCGTAAAAGATACCAGATTTAGGTCTTTCCATATATTATTAAATCCGTTCCCGCAAGTCGAAAATTATAGCGTGATGTATAACAACGTGCATGGCTTCTACTACGGGCGTACCGTATGTTTCACTTTTAGTTGGAACTACAAAGCAGGCATCTGACATTTCTTTTAGTGATCCACCATCAAAACCTGAGAATCCTATTATTTTTGCTCCTCTTTTCTTTGCAAGCTTCAGAGCGTTTGTAAGATTCCCAGACCACTTGCTATTTCCCCCATGTACCGAAAACCCAACTAGAACATCATCCTGTGTAATCCAATTCTCCAATTGCCCATCAAACACACTATCCCAACCAACATCGTTCGTATAGGCACTTACAAGGGGTATATTGTCGACTAATGATATCGCCTTAAACCCTCCAGTAGTCTTAGCCAGGTCAGCCGCAAAGTGGGTAGCCGTAGAAGCTGAACCCCCACACCCCATTGTAAAGACCGTACCCTTCCTTTTATGACAATCTAGAAGGATCTCAATAGCTCTTGTGTAGTCTCTTGAACCGTATACCACAGTACAACACTCTCTTATCAAACCGAAATAGTCAATGATCGTAAACTTTCCCATTATTGTTTTACCCAAAACCAACTTCTATATTTATCTCTAATAGTTCCTTTCTTATAGTCCATAGCACCAACTATAAATAAGGGTATCATTCTATAACAACGAGCATATGCGTCTAGCACTCTTTTAACGTGATTGAACTTGCTATAAGAGAATACTGCGTAATCGTGACCCGACATTATCCCTCCGGGTCTTATTTTTTTTAACCAGTTGTGTAGGTCAAAAACAAAGTTCGGAAAGTCATGGTTAGCGTCTATATAAACAAAGTCTAGTGAGTTATCTGGAAAGTCCTTTAATGCTTCTTCTGAAGTCTTTCGTACGATAATACAATTGTTGTACTTAGAGAGTCTTTGTTTTGTCTCGTTGTAGTTCTTATCAAAATACTCCTGTTTCTCATTTACATAGGTATTTGCCTCATAAGCTGAAGGTAGCCACGGATCGACGCTAAATATCTGAGCTTGGGTGTTAGCTTTACACAGCACCTCTGAGTATTCTCCTCTATCCACACCCAGCTCAACACCCTTTGTAAAGCCTAACTCCGCAAACAATTCAGCCAAGTTATCTCTCCCCATGTTTGGGACATCGACTATATATTGACTACCAACGTCAATCTTATATTTGTTGATGATATAGTCGTATGTATTCATAGCCAAAAGTCCTCTAAATTTATAAGGTTCGACAACACCGTTGTCCTATTCTTGTCTTTATGCCAGTCAGTTTTATACTTGAAGAGTGGATAAACTTTATCATAATGCGTTACCCTATAATTACTCGGGTTTGAGTCATGGATAATAATATATTGAGCAAGATCTTTAAGTCGTATAATCTCCTCACTGCGACTTGAGTCCGGCGTCTGGTCGATCAGGACAATATCCCACGGCCTATCTATTTTAGCATCAGCATACTTCTCAACAAAGTTTATCTCATGATACTCATTCTCGTAGGTTTTGAGGAAGTCCATCCATCCTTTATAATTCTCGTAGCTCACGAGTTTACGTTTAGAGAGGGTGCATGCGTAATGGAGGTATGGTGTACTAAACATTCCCATGCCTAGCTCTAGAACGTCTCCTTTGGTCTTAGAGAAAGCTTGAATAAGACAGGGTAAGTGTGTGCCGTATTTTAAGCTAACGTGCATTTTATACGCCACTATCCCCCCATTCTTTGAGTAAGTCCCTCCAGTTTTCTGGCCACGTTGGCATAGGGTAGAACTTATTAATAAACCATTCAATCTGAGGGTCTTTCATCCAATAGTTTGCCCATATATTATAACTAACTTCTTCTTGGCTCCTTCCATAATGGAACCCCTTATCGTTACCCGATTGATGTAAGTGTGCATACCAAGTTTTTTTATTGACCATAACCTTGCCACCTAAGAACCAAGTCTTGAGTCCTAAATTGGGTGGTTCCTGAGCATGACCCATAGGATCAATCAAGGGGAATCCGCCCAATCTATTAAGAAAGAAGTCTCTATTCACAAACCAACCTGACCCATGAAACTGTGGTGTCTCATCAAGCGCAGGATGGCTCGTAAGGCGCTCTTTAGTTCTTTCTGGCCAATGACCGCCTGCTTTAAATCTAAAGCCTCTAGGGTCAGTAAACGGGCAACATAGATAGAAGTAGTCATAGAATCTCTCATCTTGCCACTGCCATGTTTTTGCGTCTAATACATAAAATCTTGGCATGACAATCCAATCATCCTCCATCTCTATTTGTAGAATCTCGTCAAACCCCTTACCAAACGAACAGTGTGCATCACTTTTATATAGATACTTACCCTTAGCCATGATAGCCAACACGTTTATAAGGGCCTTTATTCCTATATTCTCTGGCATTCGTAGCACTCTCAGGTTCGGATAGTCAGGAAAGTCTTGATATTCGGGGCCATTAAAACCAACAATTACCTCAAAGTCTCCTGTAGCGTTCTCGTACACATCCTGCACCGTCCTTTGTAGAACGTTGACTCCTTCGTTCGTTGTTGCAACCTCATTACAACTTGGAATTATGATACTTGTTTTAGCCATTTAATCTTTTAATATCTTCAGGTGTGTTAATTCCTCCTACGAAGTTATTAGACTTGATAAGAGACACAACATGATCCTTAATGAATAAATCCACCATTGTACTGAATTGACCGTCTTCTCCCGGTTCATACTTATAAATATCTGTATTCAACACCATAACCCCATCCTTTACCATATCTCCATATACAAGTACGGAGAGGTCCTCTGACATACATCTAGATACATTCTCTTTGCTTGGCATTTCATCACCGTATATAAGGAGGAATCGCTCGTTATCAAGATGTCTCCTGGTTTCTAGGAAGCTGTAGGCATTACCTTTATCAGAGCCTTCAACATATGTTACCTTAGTACCTTTATACTCCCCGCCAATATGCTCTACTATATGATCTAATAGATATTTGATCACGATGATTATCTCGTCAATCTCGCTAGGTAGGGAATCAAGTACATAATTAATCAACGGCTTACCATTCACCTTAAGTAAAGGTTTAGGAGTCTTAGCCGTTAATGGCATCATTCTTTCACCTCGACCAGCTGCTAATATTATAGCTTTTATAATCTGTCCTTTCTGTAGACTTCATCCACAATGTTTAAAGTTTCGTAAGCATCCATAGCGTTGGAATCTGTACCAGACATAAAATCTTTAAGTTCAAGTTCTAGTGATCGGTCGGCGTTCGGATTGCAAACAATTACTCGATCTTTTGTTACGTCGGGATCTCTAGTACGCCTACCAACTATCAACTTCTCTGGCTCTCCGTATCGCATACCCAAACCCTCAATTATTAAATATCCTTTAGTTCCGTATATTTCAAACGTATGCTTTCGCTTCCACTGCGTGAGGCTACTATGAATTGAGGCAATAACATTTCCTCTCTTGAGGATTACGAAAGCGTTATCCTCTGTTCCTGCACCCCAGTAGGTATCTGCTCTAAACCCTTGCACTTTATCGATCTTCCCCATAAACCATTTAGCCATGTCAATCATATGCACTCCTTGATCGTGTAAATGTCCACCTCCACCTACTTCTTTGTTTATACGCCATTCTTTCTCATAACCCTCTCGTCCCCCGAAACCATGCACCGCCCTTATGAAAAGCAAACTACCAATTACGCCGGTATCAAAGAGTCTTCTTGCTTTAATAAAGCCATCATGGAAGCGGTAGTTATATCCAATCTTATAAGTGAGATGTTTCTTGTTTGCCAGCATATTCAATGCCCAAATATGATCTGCCTTAATAGCTCCCGGCTTCTCACAAAGCACGTGCTTACCAGATTCAAGCACCTGTCGTGTTATATCGCTATGATACTTGTGGGGAATGGCTATTAAAGCCGCATCTATAGATTTATCGCCAAGTACATGTGCAAGAGGTACGCCGCCTTTACGGTTAGGGTCAACGATTGCATCAAGGTAGGCATGCTTCCGTAACACACCCTCCCATCGAGTCCCATGTTTTCCAGCACCTATTAAAGCAAAACGTAGTTTTTTCATAAATCAATCAATTTACTAACGATTTTATCTCTACGCTTATGATTCTTCTCCATGACAGCATCAAGTATCGGAGTCTCCACATCATTATCTTTGGCAACCTCTTGTAAGTAGTGTATATCCCTGTCAAAATGACCACCCCGAAAACCTACTGATACATCTAAATAAGCCTCTTTGCCTATTCTCCAGTCAGACCTCAATGCTTTTGTAACATCAACTACATCAGCCCCTACTTGTTCGCAAATATCGGCAATGTCGTTCATGAGCGATACGGTAGTAGCAAGGTAGGCATTAGTAGCGTGTTTGATCATTTCAGCAGTCTCTATGTTTGTAAAAAACACTGTCTTGTCGTGAAAAATACTTGTCAGAGTGTGCTTACACTTCTCACCCTCTGTGCCGATTGTAATTTGTTTTAGATTGATAAAATCATAAATTCCCCTGCCAATTCTCATATGCTCGGGGATATATGCGTAACTGACATTTCCTAGTATCTTGATAATCTCTTTAGAGGATCCCACGGGTACCTGTGAAGAGCAAATGACTAAACAACCATCCTTAAGTTCATAACTTATCTTGCCAACCGCATCAAATACTGGCTTTGTATCTCCTTGTCCCTCTTTACTAATAGGTGTATCAATTGCTATCCAACAGACGTCACAGTCTTTTAGTGAAGTAATCTTATGGCCTAATCTTTCCATACAATAAGAGAAAGATTGCCCCATATGCCCCGTTCCGATAATTGCAATATTCATAGTTTAATTATTATCAATCTGTCATCGTAACGCTTTCCAGCCCGTATCATTTCTTTATTCCAATATTTCGGTATGCCCTTAAACACTTCATCATTAGCCACATCCTCTATGATATAGATTGATCCCTTTGGTAATAGTGGTAGCAACTGCAAACAAGTATAAAGCTGATGCTCTGGAACATGCGAGCCGTCATCAATAACTAAATCTAAGTCTCTACCCGTTGTATCAATAAGATTAAGTAAGTCTTTAAATGATGATTGATCACACTTAATTACCTGTATCTTCTCTTCACTAAATATTCTCCCTTCTTCAATCTCAGCACCATAAATCATGGCGTTAGTGAAGAAGTCTCTAAAGGTTCGTAGACCTAATCCTTCACCACTACCAATTTCCAATACTTTTTTAACCCGTCTTCGTTTGTTTTTATTTATAAATAGCCCATAATAAACAGCACCGTAATTGTGCTTTGTTACTTTATCTGTTCCGTATCTCTTGGCTATTTCTTCAAAACGATTATCCATAATAACTTTCTTCCCCCTGTTTACGGGCTAATTTTGCACTATCAAGTTCTTCATAACGACCTAAATGAATATGTTTTCCTTTGATATGTATTTGCGCTATCCATTTGTATCTAAATTTGTCCCAAGTAACACCTTTTACACCCGATGTGTTATGTTTCCAAAGTCCTGTGTTCATATTATTCTGACTTCTGGTTACTGTCCTCAAATTGCCTCTCCTATTATCAATTTTATTTCTATTTATATGATCAGTGTCAGCTCCTTCAGGAGTTTGGTTGATTAAGCGATGCATTCTAATCTTTTTTCCTTTCCACACACTTCTAATTGCGTAGCCATTATCATTTATCCACCAACGCCACTGATTCAACCAATCAAAGTCTTCATCATCTACAAGCGCAAATTTGTTTTGACTTAATTTAATTCTTTTCATACCAACCCATTTTTTCTAACTCTTCTTGCCAATTTGAACTCCATGAAGGCATACCGGGAAACTTCTCATTTATAAACCAATCGAATGTATGTACCATGTTGGGCTCTTCATTATTGAGCCAATGAGAAGCAGACCAGTTTGATGCTTCTACTGTTCCCGATGGCATTTTATACATGCGTCCGTAACGTGAACCCTTATGCAAATGGCAATAGTACGTCTTTTTATTAACCTTCACAGCACCACCACCTAGCCACGTCTTAAATCCTATCTCTTGCGCTTCTTGAGAAAATTGACCATACCCTTCTTCACTCAGGCCATGAAGTACATTGTCAAAATAGTCCTTAGTCATAAAGTAGCAAGAGCCCTGCATTGAGGGCGTATCGTCTATTTCTTCTGCTCTATCCCTCTTCCATGGCACACCATGCATACCATCATCGTGATCTTTACCCTTACGAGGGAAATCTATATACATGTAATCAATCGGGTACTTATCATCCGTCCGCTCCTCTATCTTCCAGTTCTCGGCATCTAGTGCATACCTGCGAGGTATCTGTACCCAATTATTCTCTAAATGGTTTTCGATGAGTATCTTACCGAAATCCGGGCCAAATGAACAATGATCATCCGTTTTCATTATGTACGTACCCTTAGCAAGTGCTACACAGCTATTGATTGCCTGTCTAAGGCCAATAGGAGCGCTTGGGTGTATGTAGTGTACCCTACCATCCTCTACAAGCGGTAAAGGCCACGATTCGTCTACATTGACGATAACCTCTACTTCACAACCAGCGTTTTTCAACACATCCTCAATAGTCTTTGAAGTAAAAGGACTATTCCTATTTGGTATGACTACTGATAGTTCTATCATATTATTGGTGTGTTCCTTCTAAATGTTCCAGTACGAGTATCAAAGTAAACATCTGATGTCCCGCCCGCCATTCTTCTTAAGAAGTCCTCAAGATCTTCTTTAGAGGGCATCTCTGTAATAGAATAGGGATCAGTTCGTACTGACTGCTCTGAAATTGCTATCCTTTGCCCGTTTTCCATTTTTAGTTTTTTGTTAATATAACAATCCAATCCTGTCCCTCCATGTCGCCATCATTTATTAACCATGTATGGTATGCTCCTTTGGTATGGATAGTAAGCCATCCATCTTTCATAAGACAATGATCGCTTTCTGTTTGCCATTCTAACCTTCGTACCTTGTTCCCTTCAATAATCTCACGCATAGCGTCTGGAAAGGACATAGTAATAGATTGTCCTGTTTTTCTTGGAATTGGTGTAAGCATTGTCTCTTCTACTACTTGAGTCTTTTTATTATTCATTCTTAACACCCCCTTCCGACTGTGAAGAACTTATGTTTTGTTCACGTAACTTTTGTAAGTATTCGTACATTGCTTGGCGGATATGTCCACTAAAGCTTCCTGACAAGCTCTTTAACAAATTAAGTTGATCGCTATCCACATATAGACTAACCATTTTCATTGCTACTTTGTTTTTTTTAACCCTATCTATACCATGTAAAGAAGCGTGTTCCTTGCTATCCATAACTTGTAGATTTTCGATGCGATTGTCTGTTTCGTCTCTATTGATATGATGCACTACCTCTTTTTCAGTAAGCTTTCTTCCCAAATGCTGTTCCATGACATGCCGATGACCATACATTTTACGACCATTGACTTTTTTAGTTTTATAATTAGAAGAACCCATTGACTAGATTATATATAGAATATATATACAATGTCAAGAGGAGTTAGGGAGTATCGGCGTAGATGACCGTTATATCAGCAGCCGTACCTGTTGCGGTTCGTATATTTATTCCTTCATACATAGGAAGATCGTATTTAATTCTCCCTACTCTGTCTGTAGTATCAATCGTACCTATCAATTTCTCGGGTGTCTCTTCTCCATTTGCATCATCATATACCTTGGCGGTATTTGAAGAAGCTCCTTTGGTATTGATAACAATTGCAATTAAGACAAACTTGCCAGTAATGCTGGTAAGACCGTTAGTTGTTATGTTTTTTGATTTATTGGCCGAAGCCTCTTGTGGATTCATAATTTATGGGAATGAAATCGATGCACTTGGACTTGCACTACCTGATGGCGATTGTGACCCTGATGGACTCAAAGACTTACTTGCTGACTTTGATGCTGAGGCTGAAGGACTAAGGCTCCCCGATGGACTCAATGACTTAGAAGCTGACTTTGAAGCCGAGGCTGACGGACTCCTTGAGGCCGATCCAGACTTTGAACCACTTCCTGACGGACTTGCTGATTTCGATACTGAAGAGCTAGGACTTTCTGAGGCCGAGGCGCTAGCGCTATCTGAGGCGCTTGGCGATAGAGATCCCGATGGGCTCTCACTTCCTGAAGGACTAGCTGATTTAGAAGCACTAGCGCTACCAGACCCTGATGGACTAAGAGATGTTGAGGCGCTCTTACTTTCACTAGCTGAGCTAGATGCTGATTCTGACGCACTAGGACTTTGAGACTTAGAAGCACTAGCGCTATCAGAAGCTGAAGGTGAAAGACTCGGTGATGGGCTTTGAGACTTAGATCCTGATGCGGAAGGGCTAGAACTCTTTGATCCAGATGCTGAACCGGAGGCGGATGGACTCGATGACTTAGATTCAGAAGCTGATGGACTCTGAGACGTTGAAGGTGAGGCTACTGCCGATCCTACAATGCTCCATATAGCAGATATTGATGTACCGGTATTTCTATACGCATTCCTCCCGGTTTTAGTGAGATCATAAAAGATTGCGCCCGTCTTAAATCCTGAATCTCCAGTAGGAAGCGTATTACCTTCTGCTTCTAAGATATTATCAGTAGACAAGTGTGTTGGGTTTGTTGAACCTTGAACAAGTGTTGTATCCCATCTTAATACTCTATTTGTTCTGTATGGAGCAATCGCTGTAAGGAAGTTAGCCTCCGTAGTAGATCTATTCCCACTAGCAATAGCCTCGATCCGAGCGAGTTCTGCTTGATCGTCTAGCGATAGATCTTGTTTGATTAAAAATTTAGCCATATTATTAAAAAAGCCTAAGCTCAAAACCTATCGCTTTCTTAGCTTTAGGCTCAAAGCTTAGGCTTTGCCAATCTGTACTAACTACTCTGTTTAGAACTTCCAGTACCCCTCAACCGCCTGGTGTCTATTGATATCTTTTACTTTCGCTCCGTATACAAAGAGATCTTTGTATGCGACACCGAAGTCTCCAATCAGATCTTCTTCCATTCGTGCATCAAGAACTTTCTCGGCAAATGTCATCCAATTTGGATGACCAGCAATCAAACGGTAACCATCTGTATTATCTCCATTCAGTCTATTGCTCATAAAGAGCTTGAAGCCTTGCAGCATACCCATGTAGCCTTTTTTAACGAGGTCTTGATATGCTTCGTCTACATGTAGGACTACTCCTGTTCCTTGTGTGAGTATGGTAAAGAACTCTGGAGGAGCGATTAAGAATCTACCAGTATCGGGTACTGCTGAGAAGCCGTTTGCTTCAGCTAAATTAAGTTTCTGTGCCATTGTTGCTACTTTATTGAGTATGTTTGCAGCGGTAATCGTTAATACGGTATTTGCTTGAATTGTGTATGCTGTCGATGCTGCGATTGCTCCACCTGTGTAAGCTGAAGTAGAATCATCAAGGTCATCTTCAATAGTAATTGAAGTTGCACTTGTGTAAGTTTTAATTCTGTACCAAGTTGTATGTCCAGTTGCCTTGAATCCTCGGCCAACCATAGCCGCAGTAAATGTCGTTCCATTTCCTGTTACGACACCTGTAGTTACCGCTACTTCAACGTCTCCTGTGGTGTAATCGGTTCCCACCATGTTTCCTGCACCAATATCTGTATAAAGATCAAAAACAAAGTTGTCCATGTTCTTTGATCGCTCATTACCCACTTGAGTAACGATGTAAGGATGTGGATTTTTGATGTATGAAAGCCATTTTGCGAGAGTTTTCTCTTTCCAGTAGAAGGATTTGTATTGATCGATAGTTAATGCACCATTGTTTTCTGTAAGAGAATCTGCGGTAAGAGCAGCATCTGCATACGTTTTTTCTGAAAGTTTACCAAAGTCGAGGATATTAAGCTTTGATCCTACGCCATTGATTTCGCCTTCATAATTTCTATTAACAATAGTGTCGAGTAAGTTATTGTCATACACGAATTGCATGACCTTGCTGGAGAATCCTTCTGCTATTTTTGTTCCGTATGCTGACATATTGGTAAAAGTTAGAATATACTTTTACCGTTTCTTCGAGTAGAAGAAGTTTGGAAGTTTTAACTAGAAGTCACTATAAAGGACAGTATTACTTCTTGTCAAGGGGTATTTTTAATTACAAATCTGACTCTATGAGTCCTGCGTTCAATTTATCTTTCCATAAGTTGTAATTCGTCTCTCTTAATTTTCTTGCTTCCTCTAACGTTATCTTACCCGTCCTGGGTTGTGGTTTGTCATTTGGGCCACCACTTCCCCGTTCAAACATTCGTCCCTTGTTTGAACTCTTTCCCTTACCGTTTTCATATAAGAATGCAGAAACAAGTATATTAAAAGGAACGCTATTATTTATCTCCTGTGTTGCAAATGTCCTAAACTCATCGGTCTTACCTTCAAGTCCTGGATTATTATTTAAAGTAATAGGATCATCTATAAACTCATCTACCGACTCGTTCCATTTTTCAATCTTTGTTGCTTGTTCTTTAGCATCTGATATAACCTTTCTCCAATTACGACTAATAGCCGTTTCTTTGGCTAAGGTCTTTTCAATATCGCTCATTACATCCCAATCGGGATATTCTTTTGTGAGTTCTTCTTCTGTGGGATCTGGTAGATCATCTGCGTCAGTAAGAGCCTTATTTATGACTCTATTTTTAGCGTAGATCTTTTGGTTTTCACGCGCAGAGGCAGAGGACTTTTTCTTTTCAGCTTCTAGTTTCTTTCTTAATACTTCCTTTTCTTCTTTTGATGGTTCAGCTTGTTCTTCTTCGGGTTCCTCTTCAGGAATTTCAAGTTCAGACTCAGGGATGGGTTCGGATTCTTCGGGCTCTTCTTCAGGAGGGTTTTTCTCAAGTTCTTCAGCCACTTCAATAGCAGCTAACTCTTGAGCTTTAAGTTCTTCTTGTGTAGGTTTTTCGTGATTATTTGGATTTTCTGGCATGTGTGTTTACCGTCTCCTGATCGGAGGTTTGGCTTGTAACTGGTTTCAGTATACTTTCATATTCTTCTATTTGTATCTTTTTTAGATATGATCGTCTCGCTTTTATAAATCCTATTTCATCTTCAGTGAGCGCATCAGGATTTTTAGTGAGTATTTTATCTAGGCGTTCTTTAGATTTGGGATCCATAAGTATATATTAAAGTATTGGTTTACTTTTTGTCAACCCCTTCCAACTAAACCTTGTATTGCGCTTTCTAATTGCTCTCTAGCTCTCTCAGGTGACATTAAGAAGGATTCTAATAGCATATAGTTTTGGAGTCGTGCCTT